CACCTACGGTTTTTGAGGAAGCATCTAGGGCTGATATTACGTGTACATTCGCTCCAACGTTCAAGTTTTCTTGGGTACTGATACCACCCACAACCTTGAGGGCACCAGTAGTTGCTGAGTCTGAAGTAGTTGTCCCAGTCACTTCTAATGTACCATTTATGTTAACTGGAATAGTGTTTGCTGTATTCATCGTTATAACTGCATCAGTTGCGCTATTGAGTGTATGACCTATTTCTAATTTGGAAGTTGAGAAGTCATAAATTATTGCGACATTACCCTTATTTCCACCTGTCAAAGGATTACTCATAATTATACCAAGGTCTGTTCCAGTTGTGTTATCTTTACCAAGTTCGATTATAGGATCTTGAATTATAAGATTATTTGTACTGACCATCGTTGTGTTTCCCGAAACAGTTAAATTACCTGTTAATGTAAGATTACCACAATGCACATTACCAGCTACACCTAAACCACCAGAGATAATGAGAGCACCTGATGTTTGATTACTAGCTTGAGTTGTATTAGTCACTTTAGTTATACCATCAAATTCAGCTGTAGAACCGAATAAAGCACCAGAAATACCCACACCACCTACTACAATTAAGGCACCCGCGGTTTTACCATCGGAGGCGGTATCTCCATGCACCTTGGCAACACCCCCAATATGTACGTTTTCTTGGGTACTGATACCACCGGTAACTTTTAGAGCACCCGATGTAGTAGTGGTTGAAGTAGTATCGTCAGTTATAGTGATACTGTCCGCCTCAACATCTTCCAGATTCGCATGTTGTCCGTATATTTTCCCAGCAACCCCTATACCCCCAGCAATTATCAGAGCACCAGTGGTTGTTGTTGTAGAGTCAGTTGTAGAGCTTACATACACATTCCCAACGACGTGAAGGTTAGCTTGGGGGTTAACCGTACCGACTCCGACTGAGTCAGTGACCACATCTACATGGAAAGTGTCAGTATCCACAGTCAGGTTCGAGGAAACATAGACATTCCCAACGACGTGAAGGTTAGCTTGGGGGTTCTTGGTCTCGACTCCGACACTGTGTGTCGTCGTATCCACATGGAAAGTGTCAGTATCCACAGTCAGGTTCGATGACACATACACATTCCCAACGACGTGAAGGTTAGCTTGGGGGTTAACCGTACCGACTCCGACTGAGTCAGTGACCACATCCACATGGAAAGTGTCAGTATCCACAGTCAGGTTCGAGGACACATACACGTTACCAACAACATGGAGGTTAGCTTGAGGGTTCTTGGTCTCGACTCCGACACTATGTGTCGTCGTATCCACATGAAAAGTATCTGTATCAACAGTCAAGTTTGAGGACACATATACATTCCCAACGACATGGAGGTTAGCTTGAGGGTTCTTGGTCTCTACTCCGACACTGTGTGTCGTCGTATCCACATGAAAGGTATCCGTATCCACAGTCAGGTTTGAGGACACATACACGTTACCAACGACGTGAAGTTCAGCATCAGGTGTTTTTGTTTTGATACCCACTCGTTCAGTCGATGCTTCGACATGGAGAGTATCCGTGGCGACCGTTAAATCGTCGGACACATAAACATTCCCAACGACGTGAAGGTTAGCGTTAGGGTTCACAGTCCCGACTCCAACAGAGTCGTTCACCACATCTACATGTAGAGTATCCGCGGCGACAGTGAGATTCGAGGAAACATAGACATTCCCAACGACATGGAGGTTAGCGTTAGGGTTCACAGTCCCGACTCCAATGGAGTCGTTCACCACATCCACATGAAAAGTGTCAGTATTTACAGTCAAGTTCGAGGAAACATAGACATTCCCAACGACATGAAGGTTAGCGTGGGGGGTCACCGTCCCGACTCCAACAGAGTCGTTCACCACATCTACATGAAAAGTGTCAGTATTTACAGTCAAGTTCGATGAGACATACACGTTCCCAACGACGTGGAGGTTAGCTTGGGGGGTCGCCGTCTCAACTCCGACCCTGTGTGTCGTCGTGTCCACATGAAACGTATTTTCATTCACTGTGAGGTCACCACTGATACTTGTGTTTCCGGTGACGACCAAAACATTCGAACCGTATACATCCACATAGAGGTTGGATCCCACGTCCAAAGTGTGGATGGGGCTCGTGTTCATGATCCCTACGTTGGACTCGGTGAGAACGCGACCATACACGTGTACATCCAATGTCTCCGCGGTGAGTGGGGTGATGGTTTTACTACCCGCACTCGTTTCTGTGTACGCCAAAGCGAGTTCACTCGCACCCTCCAAAAACCCAACCGTGACGTTAGAACCTGGGCGGTTCATGATGATTCCGAGGTCGAGGGTCGTATCTCCGACCACATTGTTTCTCCCCAATTCTATTATGGCATCCGTGATAGTGAGGTTTTCGGTGTTAATCACGGTAAGGATACCATCGATCTGTGCGTTCCCTTGGACGACGATATTTCCATTAATTTTCGTACTTCCGTTCACGACGAGAACATTCGAACCGGTGTCACTAACATATAGGTTTGAACCCACACTGAGAGTGTGACCTGGTGAAGCATTTGCGATACCTACATTCGATTCAGTGACCAAAGAAGTTGTGTTACTCACAAATCGTACGACGTCTGGTGATGTATTACCTTGAGAAGTTACAGCATCAAAACCAACATTACCAATGATATCTTGGGCTGCTTCACCAGATTCAACTAGTTCTTTTGTTACCGTGTTATACATCATGATTACAATTTCGGGTTTTGAAGAATAGGTATCATCGAATCGCACAGGTGTTATATATATAGCACCACCCGCAGATGTATCGATAGCGGTATTACTCGCATTTAGAACAATCGTATTCTCACCCTGGTCTTCCGTACAATTTTTACCAAACCGGATTTTTGTGGATCTCTCCACCGTCGGCAAGTTCTTGACCATTTAATATAGATTAGCATTTTAATTCGCGTAAAGGAGTCCCGCCATACCGTTCTCGATACGTAATATGTTATAGTTGACCGCATATATCGGGTCGTTGATAGGCATTGATTCACTCATGATCTTAGCAGACTCCAAACGACTGAAGTTGAGGGTACCTGTGGGTTGAAGTGAGCTTGTGGAGAGGCAGAAACAATGGAGAAAGAAATCTGGAGACGTCACAAAGTTTGTGTGGTAGTAACTCATCACATCAATAAAATGTGGTTTCCCCCATTTATAATTACTCATATCCGTACCATTGATGTTTAACTTAATTTTGTTAATGGGTGAAGTGAGCGCACCATCCGTGGTCGTATCCGATGAGGCAAGATACTTCACGGGATGATTAAACGTCAGATCCTGGACGAGTGTACGAGATGGAATGTTTTTCTGTACTTGGGTGATGAGAAGGTCATGCTTCCTCAGTGCGATATTACCACGTTCCTCGTTATCGAGATAATAATAGTTCGCGTAGCACTCTATGTTATAATCGGATGCGGCAGTTGCCCAATGGATACGGATCTCGACGTTGTGATAGTTGAGTGCGACCAGAGGGATAGCACATTGAGGACCCTCACAGAAGAAGAAGCGAAGGGGGTAAAAATAAGAGCGAGCACTCACACCGGGGTGTGTACCATTCGAACTTCTGGAAACGTTTTGTGCGAATGTATCAACCGCAATTTTTTCGGTAAATATGGAATCTTGGGTATCGATGACCGAACCACCTATGAGAAGTTCCACTTTATCTATGATGGTATCCCACCTTTGAATATCAAGGGCGGATGTGATATTATCGATTGTGAAATAGACATATCCGAGAAGGTCGCCAGAGCGTTCGAATTGAACACTTGACATTGAACTGTTTTTCACCGCTCCATGGATCGTTTGCTTTTCGATGGATTGTGAAAAATTAGCATGTCTTTTAAACGTTGAACTAAAGAAAGAAATTTCTGGGTTACCCATGATGTATTCATCCTGGGCGCCGATTGCGATCAATTGAACAATGCCTGCAGACATGGTATACTATACTAAAAGGAGAAAATTACAGGTTGGGTTTTCTACACACGAAACGAATGACTAAGAAATTATTGCTACTCGCACCGGGGAGAATGGGTACACCACTTTGGTTTCTGAGAGTCACCGTAAATCGATCAATCGTACGAACAGGATCGATGTATTGGGTGACGATCGGATACTCATCCTTGAACCCAATAATACCTGTACCACCACTCACGATGCTGGCGAACGAGTTACGAACGACACTCTCACTCGCTTGACCGTTTGGTAGATCAGAAGCTCGATCAGAAAAGATGGTATCCAACTCCTTTATGGAAACATAGCAGTGTTCCGTAGCCACCGTGGTATTGATTCGTGCAGCTAACAACCTCGCCTGAACCACATTCTTCAGTGGTTGTTGAAGATAACACGTGAACACATTGGCGCTACTCTGCCCAATTGTATCTATCGTGACGATGTGATATTCGTGTTGAAGATCTGGAATCGCCCCAGTGAGAGCTGTAATGAGAGCCATTTATATTTAACTTAGATTAAAGATCCGCCAATTCCATCGGTAATCTCGTACCCAGCGTGCGCACTGACGAGTTCCTGGGCACCACAAATACCACCTGGTGTGAGTCCCTTGGAGTATGGGCTATCCCTTTTCCCTGATCCAGCGGTACATTCCAGACTGACGGGGAGATCGAAAATGGAAGCATCACTGACCGTCTTGACAGTGATTGGCTTGGGCTGGTAATTACTCGTGATTTTGGTTCTGAAGGCGGCGAGGGCGGAGATTACCACGAGAAGGATGACAATCATAGAGAGTGCATTACGACTGGTACGATTAAGGGTAAACATTTATAATGTACATATATTTTTTTAAACTGCGTTAAAGGTAATTTTTTTAGTTTCTACATAAAGAGTAGATGGACGAAGAAATCGTACTCGACAGAGGAAATACCAACATTATGAAATTGGATGCGGATGAACAGGCGATCATGGATGAGATTGAAATCTCTGCCCCTCGTCCCCAACGTGTCCCGAGACCAGCCAGACCCAGTCCAAACCCACCGCTTATGACCCAGCAACAAGAAAGTATGGATGCTTTTGTGAATCCCAATAAACAGTCCGCTCCTGTACAATATCAACAAGATGAAGAAATTGATTACGGAGAGGACGAAATGTATGACGACCAAGATATGGATACTGGTCCTGGTCCCAGTCATCAAGAAGAACAACCGACGAAAGGGTACACCTCCATCGACGAAGAGAAGGCGGATCTCATTAACAAATTGAGTCGTCTCGAAAAGAAGGGGTTCGCGGTGAACAAGAGACTCAATGCGTACTCGAATGTTGAAGAGCTCAGGTCGGAGGTCAAGAGGATCACGTACAGCATCGATGTGGAGCAGTCTGTTCGTTTCTCTCGAAGGATGCTCGTGGCGTGTGTGACTGGTCTAGAGTTTCTCAACAAGCGATACAACCCTTTCGAGGTTCAGCTTGAGGGTTGGTCTGAATCCATCATGGAGAATGTCGATGACTATGATGGTGTCTTTGAAGAGCTCTACGTGAAGTATCGCTCGAAGGTCAGCGTCGCCCCTGAAATCAAGTTGATCATGATGTTGGGTGGTTCGGCGATGATGTTCCACTTGACCAATAGTATGTTCAAGTCTGTGATGCCCAACATGAACGACGTGATGAAGCAGAACCCCGACCTCATCAAGAGTATGATGAGTGCGGTACAGAATACCACCAGGAACACAGGAGGTCCCGCTGATACAGCTCCAGTCGGTGGATCCGGGGAATACCAGATGCAGGGTCCTGGTATCGACATCTCCAGTTTAATGGGTGGGATCATGATGCCCCCCACGCCTCCCATGAACACCACGAAACATACACTCCATGAAACCCAGGATGAGGATGAGGACGACATATCCGATATCATCTCCATTTCCGGTGATTCCACTGGAGGTGAAGTCAAGGAAGTGAATGTCGCCACGACCCGAAGCAAGCGTGCCCCCAGACAGAAGAAGACGAAAAAGGAAATTAATCTCTAAATGTATATAAATGATAGCATACTATCCACTGGAGGAAATGGAACCCCCCAAACAGCGGGTGGTGGATCCACCACCCGCTATCACCCCCCTGAGTGTTCAGGTTGGTTTAGAGGAGAGTGAATTAAATTACGTCGTGATAGCTTTTATCTTAGGCGTGGTTGCTTTAGCCATATCAGATGCCATCAGGGCGTAAATGTATATTGAATCTACCATGGGGTCTCCCCCGTAGTACGTTTAATTCCCGAATAATACCCCCCCTAACCCATTTTTGATTCTAAACACGTTGTAATTAAGTGCGTACACGTAGAGAGGTTGGTTTGGGGGTCTTTGCCCACCAACGGACGCACCCCTTATAATCATTTTAGCGTTGTCGAGACGACTAAAATTACACGAACCAGATGGACTATACTCTGATGCGTTCATACAAAAGTGGTATACGA